CTTGTGCTTGCAGGATTAATGCTTGTGATTCCTCATCTAAGTCCAGAAAAGCTTCTCTTGACTTATATAATTCATAAGCATTTTGTTTTAAGAAATCTTTCGTATCGTAATCAAAGCTAGTTGCATCAATAAAGTCTAATCTATCTTGATAACCTTGACTTAAATCTTCAAAGTTATCAAAACCAATTACATTAAAATCTGGTAAATTATAGAAAGAACCTGCACTCGTTTCCCCTAGTCCGTCTTCTTCTCCTACTATAGAGGGATTATCCAAAACATAGGTATCCATAAAAACAAAATCGCCAGTTTCTGAATTAGTTGCAAAGTCACCTTGATAACCTGCAAAATAAATATAATCTGGGTCTACATAATCATCCATACCGTAACTATATTGACCACCTTGCGTAGTTACTACTGTATGAGTAAATGAATTATTATAATCTCTTGTAAATAATGCCTTATCTACGGCAGTTACTTCGTCAGCACTAATTTGACCAGAAGCGTATAGGCGTTTTAAAACTTCTCCTATGTCTGCTCTATTTCCAACAGAAAAATTATTTGTTCCAGGAATCCTAACTCTAACATTTTCTAAACCAGAAATAGTTGGAGCATCAAATTCATATTTACCCGTAGATAAATTCATTCTATCGTTATCATAAAACTCGACAATTCCAGTTTCCAAATCTTCTACAAAAAGCATTGTTTGGTCTGACTGACCTGGAACAGAAACAGGAGCAGTAAATAACGAATAATCACTTGGCTTGTAGTCACTTTCTACTTGGAAATCTTCTAAATAAGTTGTGTTGCCTATAGACACACTTAAATCAGCATCTACAAGACCTTCTTTTATCATGTGTCCCTCTAAGTCATAATAACCGTATTGACCCCAATCAATATTAGTTGGATTTATACTATCTAAGAAATCGTGAAACATAGCATTTTCTTCTATTTCCTCGATTAATTCTGTATTATCTCCTGTGTACTTTCTTAAATAATAATTCCCTAATTCTGATTCAAAAGTTCTTAATGCTTTAGGAGCAGGATTATTATATTCCTCTAAGGTAATAGGACTTGCGCTTTGAAATTCATAATATTGAGAACCACCATTTGGTTTTCTGCCTTTATAGTGCATATATCCCGCAATATTTAAATCATCTTCGCTAAATATATCTACTCCAAGTTGCCTTAATTCATCGCCAGTAAATGTATGCTGTGGCATATTATCATAATCAAAAGGCAATTCTGGGTCTCTACCTGTAACAGAAGAAAGAGTGCTTGGGTTAATATTATATTTGCTATAAAAATTTGCTACTCCTTCTGCACTTAAATCAGCTAATGTATAAACGGATACTCTTCCACCCCAACCATAATTACCACCTATCATACCGCGCACTATGTCTTGCCTGTGCGTCTCTTTGCTTTTGCCTAAATAAACATAAGGGTTTTCTTCTACGTATTTTTTTAACTCTCCGTACTCTATACGACCTTGTTTAGCTATTTCTTTTAATCTTTTAGGATTTAAATTTTTATCAGATGTTAATAAATCAGAGTAAGTTAAAGAAGGAAAATCATACCTATCGTCTTTAATTCCAGGATTATTTATTAATCTATCTTCTTGCAATGCATAAGTTACGCCTGTTAAAGGGTCATATGCTGCATCGCTTCCATCGGGTGCAGTAACATATTGAAATTGATAACCTATAGCTTCTACATCTGGTATTATATATACATCTTCATCAACTGTCCGTGTACTAGCCATAGCCGCTTCGGAGGTAAGTTGTATATCTGAATCATAAAAATTTTGTAGTGACTCTCCTTGATTGCCGTCACTTAAAATATAATTTGCGTGGTCTAATAATCTATTTGATTTATCTTCGCTACTTTGAAAATCTCCTATTTCAATTTCATCTGTAATATTTTTAACTGTTTCAGCATCAAAAGAAAATCCATTACCTATGTCTACTTTGAACACATCACTTTGAACAGAAGATTCATAATCGGCCTTAAATTGTTCAAATGATACTGGTTCAAGGCCTTGTATACTTCTAAAAATGTTTTCATTATCATAAGCAGTTTGTAATTGAGCAGGACTCATATATGCATCTTGCTCATATTTTCTTTGGTCTTCTATAGTATTAAGCATTAATGCAGCCGCATCTACAGGGTCTATTGTATCTAAGTTTACACCATAGGTATCTCTGAACCAATTATTCATTGTGTTTAGATACCTAGCTCCTACGCCTCCGTCATCAATACCATTCGTTACTTCTTGTAAGGATGTAAGCCCAGAAGGTTTTGTAGTGGGGTCAGTAAGATATTCGTCCACCAACGCACGGTAATACGATATGTCTTTCTCTTCTACATTATTAGGGTCTATTCCTTTGTCTTCTAAATATCTTTTCCAATCTTCTGCTGATTGTGGTCCTAAAGCTACGCCTATTGAGTTTAATATTTGTCCTACAGGCAATCCATCAAAAAAAGCAAAATCTACTATTGCTTGAGAAAGACCTGGACCTAAAACTTTTTGAATAGCAACTCCACCACTTTGTACAAAAGCTTTTATATTGCCAAGGAATCCCATAATGCCTTGACCTCTATCAGTTTCAATGTCTTTAAATTTTCCTGCATCAGAAGCTTCTTGTACGGCATCTAGTACAGGTCCTTCAAGTAAAGCATCTGCTATATTTTCAAAAAAGTTTTCTCCAGTAGGGTCAAACTTTCCTAGCTCGTTTCCACCTAGCATTGCTAGATTAACAGATAAAGTAGGGTCATAAAAAGGTATTAACCATTCTGCCTTGTTGGCTATACCCTCTAATATAGGTTTTCCATCTTTATCTACAAACTTTTCATTTAATAAAGTAGCGGCAAATTCGTGCAAATTAATATTAGGCAAATCTATACCTGTACCTAAAATTTTATTTATTCCTCTTTCAACTGCATTAACAGCCGTATTCCAAGTACTTTGCGTTAAATAAAGTTTTGTACCAATATTACCTAGCCCTGCTAAATCTAAAGCAACTGCAATAAGTTTTCCTGTTGCCGTATTTCTTTCTCCACTATCTAAGATTTCGCCTTCTCCAGTAAACCCAGGTATATTAAGCAAATCTCTTTCTACTATGGTTTGTGCATCTTCATCGGGCATATAAGGAGCATAAACATAATCATCTATTAATCCTTGGCTTGGCGCTGATTGCATATAATCGGGATTATCAATCATTGTTTCACCGTCTTCCGATAATATTTGCTCTCTTGTATCTACTTCATGAAACCTATTATCATAGCCAGGACTCGCCATGAAATCATATACTGCCATTTCTAAATCATAAGCAGCACTATTTAATGCATTTATGCTTGCGTTTTCCTTATCGTGGAAAGACCCATATCCTACCATTTTACCAGTATTGGGGTCTAGCTCAACTTGAGATGTTAAAAATCCTCTGAATTTTGAAATTTGATTACTAAAAGAATCTGAATTTCTTTTTTGTGTTTGATAATAAAATTCTTCTGCAGCTGCTTCTAATTTTGCAATATCAGATGCTTGTATATCTGCCATTATTTTATTTCTAGCAAAGGAGGCATTTGCATCTGCAATCATTTGATTAGTAAGAGCAACTCCTTGGTCTAGTAATTCATTAACAGCCATCAAGTTTCCACCACCTACATCTACATCAGTAAAAGCTCGATTAACCATTTCATAGCCATCAAGACCCATAGAGGTTAAGTAATCTCTATCTGCGGCACTAAAGCCATCAGTCATAAGGTCTAAGTCAACAAGCCCAAACATTCCGTTTAGCTCATCAAAGTCCATTAAGAACCCAGACTCTTCGGGCATCATTTGCCCATCTGAGCCAAGCCCCATATTATTAATATCGTTTACGATAGGAGTATAATCCACGCTTGGATTATATGTATCCCAAAACCAATCGTAATTAGAAACGTCTAATGGTCCTGCCGAATACCCCATGTTACTCTCCTATTGCTTGATAATAAAGACTATTTACATCTGCACTATGGTCTACAATAACCGTTGTAGTGCTTGCTGAATTTATTGAAACTGCATATGGGGGCGTATCATCACTATCTACTGCGGTTACAACTACCGATATTAATGTAGAAAAAGCTATTGTGCTATCAAAGTTTATAGTTGTCTGTGTACTTGTTGCAGCCGATGAACCAAATTTCATAATCAGTCCATTAGGTAATCGTGTATATCTTGTAGTATTATCTACAGATTGTGGCACGTGATTAGGTGCTGAATCTACATAATCCTTAACTGCTTTTGCACTTGGAACTGTATCGTGGTTTGGGCTTGTAACACTTAAATCGTCATCAATAGGCACTTCTTCTACTACACCAGAGCCAGATGTTGTTCTTCCTAATATATTACCTGCATCTGTAACATATTGCATTTTTGCATATGTAACACCGTCTGTAGTACCAGTAGAATCTGGTAGCTTTGCAGTAGTAATAGCATCATCTTGTATTTTTTCAGTAGATATACCTGTGCTTGAATCTGTTGATGTTTCTAACAAGGAAGTAGTAATCGCCCCATTAGTAATTGTAACTACTCCTGTATTTACAGTAAATGTATTACTGAACGAATCACTTGCTAAAAGTAAATTGTCTGTAATTTCATTAAGACTTGTAGCCGTAATAACGTCTCCATTTGAAAAATTGTTTCTACCTGTAAATTTCGCCATATTATTCTGCTTTGTTTTGTGAACGGAAAGTTAAAGCTCCCGCAATTTGAAATTGACTAAGAGTAAATCGACCGCTAGAGTTTTCTATTTCTGCTTGCGCTCCATAAGCTCTTAGATTACCTATTCTATCACGGAAGGAAACCCCTTCGAAATTACTAGGTCTATATTCTTTTGGACCTCCAACTCTGTCACGGTTTTCTGTTTGTATCGTTACGGTAACAACAGTATCTGCACTAGTAGCATTACTTATAACAACTTCATAATTGTTCCATTTTTTTCTATCTATAGTTCCTAAATTATATTGTCTTGTTATTATTCTCGAATTTATATTAGTAAGTTGTGCAGAGCCTCCAATTTCAACTATAGTTGAATCTTGAGAATCAGAATCGTTAGCTTCTAATTGATGAACTCCACCTAAGGAATTAACTGCGTATACTCCACGTTTTGTTCCAGTTCCCGCAACTATTAACTTATCCATAGAAAATCCAGTATTATTAACTTTATCAAGACTTTCCCAAGCTTTATTCAAAAAATTATAAACGATAACTCTTGTGTTGTTTCCAGATGAACCTATAGGAACAGCGATGTAATATCTATTGTCAAAATATACAGCACTAGATTTATGCCAATTATCTTTATCTATGCCTTGTATCGTATTATCTATTGCAGAACTCAAAGGAACATCATTACCTCTTAAATTATATAGGTCTTGGAAGTTAACTCCATATACTCCACTATCTGAAAGAAATAGTATTTGATTACCAACTTGTACAATAGAATCTTTTGCGACTAATCCAATTTCTCTTGTTAAAACTTGAACTCTAGCTTCTTGAAAGTTAAAACTATCTACTCCTGTTACAATAGAAATGCTTTTTCTGTTAAACATCAATAACTTATCATCGGCAAAAGAAAACGCAGCTACAAAAGAATCATTAGCACCACCTGCTGTTACAAATGTTCCATATGTAGTATCGAACTTTTCTCCGTTAAACGGAAAGGAAATTAATAATTCATCTGTTACATTTCTTGCTGTATAGCTATCTTCTCCTGCATTAACCGTAAACTTATATGGTACTACCAATCTATTGCGATGAAGTATCGCATCTTCGGGTGCAGGAGCGTGTATAAACCCTGCTCCACCAGATACTCTGCCAATAACATCTAGTGCATCATTATTAACATCAGCTACTTCAGCGTAAAAAGATATACTTGTTGCATCAGCTTCTGCTACTTGATAAATATCTCCATCTGTCAATCCAGTATTATGCGAATCAATAATTGAAATTTCATCACCAGTAGTTAATGCACCGAAACCAGTATTAGTTATACCTGTAAGTTCTACTAATCCATTTGTTATATCAGCAGTACCTGCTTTTAAAGTAGGTTGTGTAAATGTACCACTTTCTTCATCTACAAAAGCATTTGAAAAATTTATGTCCCAAGACATAGGCACGTGACCCTTTTCAAAAATAAAAACTTTATCAAAAGCTTGTAATACAGTTACAGTATTTTCGTTAAGAACGTGACCACTAGGGTAAGCAATAGTAGTATTTGACCCATCACTAATTTTTACTGCTACTGCAGCTGAAGTACCCGCTAATAATATATACTCTTCATCGCTATTAGCAGGGTCTACAAAATTATTAGAACCTACTACTCTAGTATTTTGTGCATTGGATAATATAGGACCCGTTACCTTCCAAGTTGTATTTGATATGTTTCTAAAAGAGAAATCATTATTAGGAAAAGTAAAATCTACATCAGTCCCAGAAGCGCTAGAAGTCATATTATAATTTCCATCAATAAAATCTGTAAAATTATTATCGGGGTCTGCTGTAAGTGTTAGACCATAAATCCCTGTTGTGTATCCTGCATTACTTCCACCACCAGATACCAATAATTCAAGTCTATTTCCACCTAATATAGTTGTGCTACGAGCAATAAAATCAGTACCTGGAGGGTAAGGGTCTAAATTAAAAGGTAATGTTAATTGACTTGTTCCTACTGTAGTAAAAGGGGCAGATAAAACATTAACAGTTTTTCTCTTTGAAACCACTCCATTTGTGTCAAACCTAACATTTTCAGAAAGCTGTAACATACCAGGCTCTAACGAATCTGGTCTTGACCTGTTGTTAAAACCTCTAAATGTAGTGTCTGAATCCTCTATTATTTGGTCATCAGCAGCACCATATGTATCGTATCGAGCCATTCATTCTAACCGCGCATTCCAGGCATCGGAGGACGAGGCATACCGCCTTGTGCCATTTGAGGTCTAGGCATCTGCGGTCTAGCAGGTGCTTGAGGTCTCTGAGCCATTTGTGGTTGTGGACGCGGTGCTTGAGGGCGTGGCGCTTGTGGACGATTACCACCCATCTTAGCTTCCAATGCAGCAATACGTTGTTCTAACTTAGCAATCTTGCTAGAAGAACCTGTAGCTTTAGGAGCTTTCTTGGCAGTTTTCTTTTTAGTTGTTTTTTTAACAGCCATATTATTTGCGTTTTTTCATTGCACGACCTTTAGCTTTAGCAGCTTTGGATGGTCGTCCAACTTTGTTTCCGTATGTTCCTTTTCCGTAGGGCATAATATTATTTGATTTGAGATGAGCCAAAGTAAAATCCTACAATGGCAAGTAAAGTTTGTCTAACTTCGGGTAGTATAACATAACCTGCAAGAGTTTGCCAAGTAGACCATTCAAAAAATAAAAAGCTTTTTGCCTCTAGTACGGTTACACCTCTTTCAGTAAACGCCAAAATAAACGGTACTAATATAAGTGCAAATAAAATAGCTCCTACAATGGTTCTTCTTACTATGACTCCACCTTCCCTAGATGCCGCTCTATCTGCACTAGAATCAGCCATATCTTGCTTTTCTAGAACTGTCTGTACGGTTGCCTTCTGTGCTTCTACTAAAGTGCCTACAAGCTTAAATACAAAGCCCATTGCACTTCCTAATCCTAATGCTTGTATATCGTCCATTATTTCTTACTCCTTACTTTTGCCGCAGGTGTATTTTTCACTACGGTTTTTTTACTTCGTTTTTTCTTTTTTGCAGTAGCTGCTCGCTGAGACTGCGATAAACTCTTGGCTTTAGCCATTGGAAGGCATCTGTCGGGGTTTTTCTTGTTTTTAGACGTACCGCAAGCCCCCTTAATCTTTCCGTCAGTTCCGATGCGAACCCAGTTTTGGTCTCTCCACTTTTTAAGCTCACCCATTACTTTTTCTTTCTTTTCTTGCCCTTTGCTCCTTTAGCATAGTTAGGGTCTTTACAATACTTAGATGCAGCCATATTAGCATAAGCACTAGGGTATGTATCAAATGTACGCCTAGCCCAAGCTTTACCTGCTGCACAGATTTTATTTCCTTTTCTTTTTTGTGCCATACTTCTTTGTCCATTGCTTTGCTAACTTTGGTTTGTTAGCATATAAAAATTTTCTCTGTTTTTCTGACTTAAACGGCATTAAACTTTTCTCCGTTTATACGAAACAGTTTTTCTTTGTGGTACTGCCTTGGCAGCGCATTCTGAACAACAAGCACCTTTCATTAGCATTTCCATCTCCTTCTGGCTTGTCTTAGTCTTGAGTTAGGGTCTTTAGCGGCTTTAGGAAACTTCTTCATCTGTCCTGCACTTCTAGCACAATATGACTTTCTACGCTTTGCGTCCTTGCTACCTTTCTTAGGATTGCCTGTAACGGCAGTTTTGAGCTTAGACCCAGGGTTTTTACGCTTGTAAGCTTCTACCCCCTTCTTGGTCATTCCTGCGCCTTGCTTGGTTGGTCTATAGTTACCACCCTTGCTAGTCGTACGTCTAATCGGATTTTCCTTTTTTCTGCTCATCTATAAGTTTCTTTATTCCTAAAGCTGTGTGTATTATTGTACCAACCGATGCAATACTAGCTAAGATTAAACTTATATCCATCAAGCCCCAAGATGCTAATACTCCTAAAAATGATACCGTTAGTCTGTTAATTAAATCTTCCATTATTCAAAAACTACAAAACTATTATAAAAATCTATTGAACCTGTATTTACTGCAGCACCATCTAGGTTTGCTTGGTTTTCTGCGAAGAACATGCCAAATCCTAACTTTCTACTTGTGCCTGTTTGTAATGTTACCTCTTTTTCTATTCTTCTAAACTGTCTATAATTAGAGCTATTTACATAATCAATACTCTCTACATGTGTAATGTTATTTTTTCTTGTTGATGAATAATTACCATTACCATCTTCTATATTAGTCATACCAGACCATTGTTGTGTTGAGTTAAATCCAGTTGACTGTGTTCCTGTTACTAAATTTATTGTATCTGCATCTCTTTTACATATTATAGAGTTTACATATACTTCTGGGTCTGATGTTTCACTAACATCCTGCCATGTATATACACCTCCACAATTTTTAGCTCTAAAATCATCATCACTTTCTACTCTTATATATGCACCAAATGTAGCCTTAGTTGCTGAGTCAGGTATATCTACACCTTGCATCCATTCAATCTTAGTCCAACTACCACTATCAGGATAAGTTCCTGCAGGTGCAGTTTCAGAAAATGCAGTTAAAGGTATGTTAGTATTTATTGACCCTCTAGTGTTATCATCATTAGCATAGTCTCCTGTATTATCTGGAAAGTTGTTTCCCATTCCATACATCTTTATAACCTTAGGTTGGTCATCTAAGTCTACACCACCTAAATCTTTAAATGCAGGAAAGTTAGCTTTCCAAAAATTTCTAGTTATTGTTGCAAATGTCTCATAAGGATACAACTGCCCATAATGCCCCCAACTATTATCAAAATAAGTTATTCCATTAAATACTTCATAAAATGGTGGTGCAGCTTCAGAAGCGTCCCAAGTAGGGTGGTCTAATGCGTTACCAGGTATACTAGGTGGCAAATAGGGACTACCTGCAGTATTACCATCTAATGCACTCCAAGCAGAAGCAAGGCTTCCGTCTAGTACATCAACGGCAGAACCTAGTGGGAAACGTTCCATTAGTCAGTAAATTCTGTAGCGGCTATAATTGCTGTACCTCCAACGGACAGAAACTTAGCAGCTTGGGCTGTTTCTACATTCCAAGTGTAACTACGTCCTGCATATAGGATATGACCTAATGTAGCACTAGGTGTCTCGCCTGTATAGGTTACATATACATCGTTGTCTTGTACATCTAATACAATGTAACGAGTTCTTTGATTATATGTAGTTTGAAATGTGGCGACTGCTCCTGTACCAACAGATAGCATCTCCATATTATCTACAGAGTTATTTACAAATGGATATAAGTTTGATACTCTTGAGTTTGGCATAATTATCGTGATTGTCTACTTACGTAGGTTGAAAATCTCATGTTTGCGTTGTTATTGTTGCTGATTATATCATTACGTTCAAGTTGCAAATCTAATGCACCTTTAGCAGTTTGTTCTTCTAAAAGTGCTTTTTGATGCTGACCATCCATACGTAAAAAATCTGCATATGCAGTATGAGCAATAAATGCAAAAAACTCTTCTGGAACTTCTTCTGTAGATGTATCGTAATCAGAACTTGTAGTAAAAGCAGTAAATGGTTTTTTATAAGTTACATAGGCATAACCAGTTGCACTAGAATTATTGTCAAAGTTTAAAATTTCTGCACCGTCTTTAGTGACGATAAAATCATATTCATCTGCTCCTTGACTTAAATATGGTTCAGTTCTATGTATTCTTATAAATTCTCCTATTTCTTGTAAAGTTGATAATGTAACTGTACTATTTAATATAGGTAAAGAAAGACTTGTAAACTGTACTAAATTTACAGAATCAAAGTTTTTTGCTTCTGGAGCAGTTCCTCCTAATCCAGTACCTCTCCAAGCTTTTACTTTTTCGGGAGTATCGTATACTGAGTCATCTAAATAATTTGTTCCTGTATAGTCCTGTACAAATTCATCAGTAGAACTGCTATATGTAATTACACCAGTAATAGGGTTAGTTGTAAAAACTGCATCACTAACAATACTCGACCAATATTTATCGCCAGTTCCTGCACTTCTAACATAGCCATAATTTTTATCTGCTGTATCTAAATAAAAATTAATTCCATTTTGGTCTTTGCCTAATATTGAAAAATATTGACCACCTTCTTTAAAACTGCTTACAGGTCTTTTTTCGCCTGTAACCAAATAACGAACCCATATAGGACTTTCGTTAAAAGCTTGAAAAAACCTACGATTAATAAATCTTGAAATGTCAGCCTGTTCATCATCAGTAAATGAACTAACACCCGCTAATGATTTTATCAATTTAAATAAACTTCCGTAAGTTCTAGTTTGCATTATATTTTATTGGGCGACAAATCGCCAAAATTTCTTTGATAGTATTTTAAAAATTTTTTGGAATGTATTTCATCGTGTCCATACTTTCCTGTTAAACGGAAGAACTCTCTAGCAGGCATTGTAGCTACGCACTTTCCTAGAACAGGGTGCGTCTTGCCTTTTTCTTCTTGTGCTTCCTTGCGTGCTTGTTGTACACGCAAATGCTCGGTTTCTTTTTCCAACTTAAAACCACTTTTAATTTCATTGATGAATGCTTGGTCAAGCTCACCAGTTGTGAAATCTTTAGGTATATCTGTAATTATATCGACCATAAAATAAAAGGCAGGGGGCTTTCGCCCCCCAACCGAATGAATTATTAGATACGCTTGATGTCCAAAAGGATTCTTACTTCTCCTGCAGTTGCATCAGCAAGACCATCGCCTGTAGGTGTAACTACAATGTCGATAGTATCATCAGCTGCGAACTGATAAGAATAAGTAGTAGTACCGTCAAGGTCATCACCTGTGTTGTATGCCAATGCATCGCCACCTGTGAAAGCATCATATGCTTCGATGAGACCATCTGCACCACCTGGTGTACCACCAACAGTAAGACTTACTGCACTTAAAGAACCACCAGAAAAGGCAGTTACAGTTTGTACAGTAGCTGCACAAATCACATCACCTGCATTAACAGGGATAGAGATTGTTTCTGCAGCTGCAGTTGTATTGGTGAAGTCACCTGGTTTAAGGATGATTTCGTCACTATATCCGTTTGAATATTCGTTAATTGTTACTCTAGCCATAGTTATATACCTCCTAATTAAGCAATAATTTTACCGTGAGCTGCAGGGTGGTATACACCAAGAGTCAACGCACAATCAACAAATCCACGCTCGCCACCACCTAAGTTAGGTAGGCGTGTGCTTCCCATAGGGATAAGCTCGTGAATACCAACATAATCTGGGTTAATGATGTAACCGTCTGCGTGGGATGTATTTGCTCCAGTAACAGTAGCAGGTGCAGTAACAGGGTTCATATTAACAACAGAAACAACACCGTGGTCAGACTCATAGAGTTCAACTGACAACTTAATAGTTGTTTGACCTTGGTCCATATTTACTTGACGTAATGGATTAGTTCCAACATTACCTGCAAGACGAGCAAAGTCAGAGATACGGCGGCGAAGCGCAGTATCAACAACAAGCATCATATTGCTAGATTGTCCAGTTTGACGGAAGATTTCTGATAACTGAGTATTAAGAATAGTTTCAGTAAAAGCATCTCCTTCATCGGAGTTGTTTAATGTTGGTGTTACGTAATCTGCAGGAATATCTGCAGGAGTACCTGCGATTGTTGTACCGTCAGCTAACCATTTACCTAGTCCACGTAAGCCATAGTTAGTGCCTGCACCGTTCTCAACAGAGCGGTCATTGTCACTAAGGATTGTAGCTTCTACGTCACGTTTAAGTTCACGGATTGCTTTTGATTCTGCTTGGGCAACTTTAGCAGGTCCAACAGAGTCAACGGCTTCTTGTAAATCAGAAACCATATAATCTCTACGGAATTTTTGCACATAGTTACCAAGACGAGCGCGTTCTGCAAATTTGTCAGAGAAAGTAGTAACGTCAGCACCTTCTGAAACACCAGATGTTCCAGGGTCGGCTAATTTGTCTACTGTCCACTCTGCAAATGTTGCGTTAGCTTTCGTCTTCGATGCTGAGGACAGGACTGGGGTTTCTTCTGGCGCAAGGATTGTTAAGACATCTGTCAAATCCTCACGGTTAGAAACAGCAGAACCTGTATTGGTTGTATCGAATGTATTTGAAAACGACATAATATTTTAAGTTTTACTTTCTAGTTTGCTTTTGTAAGGTTCTAAGAGCTATGAAATCATTAACGCTTCCAGTTGATTGGAAGGCTTTTGACTGGTCTTGAAGCTTTTTAGCTGTTCTTGGTACAGTTTTTTCAGATTTAGCTGCTGCAGTAGTGGCACTCTTTGGTGGAGCGGCTTTGATTGCACGTGGTGCAGTCCTCGTAGGAGGTAACACTTTACGGCCGTACATACTATTTGCTGCGTGAGCAACAAGGTATGGCATCTGTGCCGCTACTTCTGGATTAATTGTTTGAAGGTCAACTAACCTTCTATCGTTAATCATAGCATCGTACTTCTTGTACGCTTCGCTATTTTTATTTTTCATCCAGGGTAACTCTTCTTCTGCTTTTTTCGCAAAGGCATCTCTAGCTTGTATAGCTGTATTTTTCTTCTGTATCTCCTGCATTTGTGCAGGTATATACTTCCGAAGAACATTTTGTGAGTGCCGCATTGTTTTGCGTACTTGAGCTTTAGTTACTTCTTTTCCATCTACTGTAGCTATGACATCATCGGGGCCGTAGTCTCCACGTTCGTACAATAAATCTTCAGCCCAATCCACAACTTCTTGTGCATTGACCGCTTCTTCTTGTAACTTAGTAGGGTCTACAATGTCTTTTAAAGGATTGTCTTTTACAACTGGAACTTTCTCTTTTTCTGAATTTTGCAACTCAGTTAATTGACGTTCCATTTGTTCCATTCGTTCTTCAGCCGCTTTTCTTTTTTTAGTAAGTTCGCCATAGCGAGCTACTGCACGACTATTGAGCTTAGTGGACAATGCTTTTAATTCATCTTCCGATAAGTCATCTATATCTAACTGTGAAAGAACATCTGCCTGGGTCTCTTCTTCTTCGGTTTCTGTTGCACTCTTATTAACAACTTCTTCCTCGGTTTTGGATTCTTCGGCTACTTCAGATTCACCTTGCGGTGAACCAACACGCTGAGCCATGAACTCTGCGGGTGTAAGACTGTTATCCGTATTTTTTTGTTCTGACTCTACGTTGTCAGTTTTGATTTCATCTGTCATAATTTTCCACTTTCTTTGCGCCAAAGCGATTGCGAATAAAAATCATTATACAACCCTATACAAGCTCACTAAAAGTACCTTCGTGTTTTTTTCGGATACTTTGCCAATCGGTCATTTGTAATAGTTGGTCATATGTTAAAATCTTTCCAGATATTTGTTGCATAGATTCATAGTCTGCCTTGTGTAACTCGGCTATAGCTTCTTCTCTTAATGCGTGAATAACGGATACAAATACAGCAAAGTGTTCGTTATGCTGTAATACTTTTAAAGCTTCTTCTAAACTCATTGATTAATACCTTGTGTTTGCATTCCACCCATAGATGCAGGAGCAGTTCCTATCTTACCTATTTGGGCGTTCTGGGCTTGTTGTGCCATAAAAGTATACTGTCCAATGTATTTCTCTAGTCTTGCTTTGAATGCTTCGTCAGTTTGTACACGCTGTGCAATATCTGGTTGCTGTGCGTAATTCTGTATTACTTGCATTGCAACTTGTCCACCATTTGGTCTAGCAGGCATTTCTATACCTGCAAATATCTTAGCCAAGTCATCAGTAATATCTTGTTGCATCTTTTGTGCAGCTTGCTTACCTTCTTGTAAAATACTATCTGCCATTACAGGGTCAATAGAGTTAGCTACAACTTCTAGCAATGAATCCATATTGATTCTTCCAGAGCGGTCTAACTGCACTAAAGATACCAATGAATTAAGTTTCTTCTCTTGTGTTTCTCTGTCTGTATTTAATACATCGTAAGATACAACAATATCATAATCTTCGTTAGCATCTCCCTTTGAAAACTTCATTGGGTCTGGACTACCTGTTACCTTAAAGAAAACTTCGTCTGGCCCAAATCTTTGAAAGCACTTCCAAGTCATTTGTAAAACTTCTGCAGCGTGATTTAAAAACTTGTCTATTAAGAATTGTCTTCTTACGGGTGCAAGTGGGTTTTCTACGTCTAATCCAACTAAAGCATCTGCTTGTTGTTCTAGTGTACGCTCTATTTCTATAGAACCAGTAGGTGATGGTGGCGTAGGGGCAAAGTCTAAGTCTCCCTTTCTTCTGTAAGGAATCATACGACCAGGACCCCAATCTGTTGGTGCTTGTCCAACGGGGTGTAATATTGGTGGCAATGTAGCCAAAGAGTTTCTATCGATGCGTGAGTCACGCTCTACCTTTACTTGATTCTGTATACCACGAAGAATATCTGGTATAGTCATTGTATCGTAAAGTCTTTTGGAATCTTCTGATAGTTTAGTTACTACTATAGGATAATCTTCATACCCGTTTAGTAATTCAAACTTAGCAAATGCAGGACTTTCATCTCCTCCACTATAATCTTTGTGGAATACTGTGCAGTAAATACCTTCTGAACCATCTTCTTCATCAAACAATCTTTGATAACCATAAACGATTTCAATTAAATCATCTGATTCATAAATAGTATCACTTACATTGTTTGACCTTCTGCCTTCTTGCTCGTTTTCAATAGAGTTAATATTGATACCGCGGTAGCGTTCAATCATTACATCTACAAAGTCTTGGTCCCAACCATCAGTTACTACTTTATTTTCTAGCTCTTGTGCTGTGTAGTATGTACGCCAAAAACAATATGGCGCTCTTTGTGGGTCTGTTACATAGCTAGGAAAGAAAAAGTCTCCATCGGGGGCAAGTGTTTTTACCTCTGGGGCATCTACTTGTCTTTTTACTGTAGGTAACTCTGCTTTTCCTGTTTCACGTAAATCTTCTAAGGCTTTCTTAGCTCTTTCTGAGTTTACACCTGGAAATGCTGAAATCAATAAATTAACAATGTTTTCAGTATCGTCATTGTCTGCTATAGATTGTGCTATCTCTGGAGATACTGATGCAATTTGTTCTAAATCTAATTGTTGTAAAAATTTTCTATCTTCTCTTTGCCAACCTACATATGTAACAAGAATACCTCTTTCTAGTAAATAGTTAGCACCTAGTTCCATTTCTTTCTTAAATCTAGGTATATAACCACTCGAAATCATCCACTTTAAAAAATTAGATACTACTGTAGCTCTTGGTATATCACTTGTTTCTGTAGGAAATGCTCTGACATTTGCTCTTGAAACCGCTGACATGAACATAGATACAAGTCTAGTTATGCGTTCATCAATAACATGGGACTCAATATCCGATGCTCCTTCCCAAGGAAAAGCATCTGCACCGTGCTTACGGTGGTCGCGGCTTTTCCCAGGCCACCAATTACGCCTGTCATCATAACTACTTCGGCATAAGTCGAAATAATATTCTAGGTCGGAAATTGTTTTACTGTATGCCCAACGCAAAGTTTGCACATCGGGTGTTTTCCTTACATATGTAAGAGCTTTCGAGGTCTCGGTATTCTCCATTTCGGCAAATTATAACACATTAATCAAGACTAGGCGGCTCGACCCATTTAAACTTAGGGTTTTCGTTGCTGTTGTCTACTTCTATATAAACATACTTGCCAACCCCACCAGGTCCTTGGAGTCTTCTTGGCATAAGTATAGGCACTTTTCGTAGCATTTCTTTTATGTATACAAACGAGAATCTTTGATTTGGGGCAACGGATAATATCTTAGCTCTGTACTTTTGTGGTACAGGTATATATGAATCCATTATATCTTGTCCTTCTTCGTTAATCCAAGTGTTCTTGCCACGTCCTGTGACCATATCTTCTTCAAGATGCAATGAAGATATTTCTAATGCTTTATCAAAAGAAATCCCCATGTCATCTGCTATATCTTTAAGTTTTCGTTTAGGCATTAATATCCTCCTTTAGCTTTGCGGGTTGCGTTTAAGTTTACAGAATCTACGTGGTCGGGGCCTTCACCACCGTTTGCCATTCGTAAATATCTCAGTACATCAAAAAAATCCTTTAGTGCTTCGTCCGATTTGCCCCTTGCATTGTAATTAATGATACTGTCTATAAGATTACCGCAATCCTTATGAATATAACATAAAGGTCTATTGGCATTATCTATTTCTACATTGGGGTTGTAATTGAACCAATCATCTAAGGCAGAGATTCCCATGTCCTCGCCTCTGCCATCAGATGGAACGAAATCCATACCGTAGTCACTAAATGTAGTAAATAGGTCGTCATTGTTTTCGTTCTCTCTAGCGAAATACCTAGAGTCACCGATTCGTTCAAATACTTTAATACCTAAGTCAGATTCTATGTCCTTGAATAATTCTACATATCCTTCAACATTATATCCAATCTTCTTAGATGCTGGTCCATATCTCCATTTTGGGTCGCCAAAAACAGCCCACTCTCCGTATGAGCCTCTATCAGGCCATTCCCTGGAAATAAAGACTCGTCCTTCTTTATCAACTGCAGCCCATATCGCAGTATAGTTTCTTGCTCCTGCGGGGTCGACCACACAATAATTAGTAAATCGTTGTCTATTTTTAATATCTGGGAAGGTGTGTCCATATTTGTTTGGTGTTTCGGATAATACATTAACTTCGGTATTAAACAATGGCAATAAGCTAGTCATTGATTTGACTGGCACGCCATATGCTCTAACCATAATTTCTTCTTCTGGTCTGCCCTTGAGGTCTTTGGCTATACGCTCATAACCACCAAAGGGGTTTTCATCGGAATGTAAATAAATTATACTTGCATCTCTCTCTGTACTATACTGTTTAACTGGCAATGCTCTATCTAATAACTTCGCTTCTCGTGTTTCTAATGTTTCTGCTCCTCTTAGGTACTCATTTATAAATGGTGTGTACCCATCAATAGGCGTAAAGCCTATCAGTAACTTAGAGTTTCTGGTCGCAAGACGGAATCGCAAAGTGTTTACTAGGGTCGCATCACCTAGGTACTCATCAAGCCACGCTCCAATATTAGTGCCTTCGGGGTTCTTGAAGCCGAATTCAAAACCCTCCAAGATTGTCTGATTGTTACTAAACTGTGTATAAGTTTTAAAGTCTACCCTAGTCTTAGTATCTGGGAAGATAAAGCTCTGCCCTGTAAAGCCATTCTGCATAGAGTAATTAATATAACCCTCTGTACTCTTGGTCTTCCGTCTGAACTCCTTCGGCATCATTTCCCATACGGCCTTCTGTTGAATCTTGATACTTGTATCTATATTCTGCGAAAAGCAAATAACGTGTCCCTCTTGGTTCTCAGTAACTGCCTTCATCAGCAGTTTCGCACACCCTGTGGTTTTACCACTACGATTACCTCCAAGCACCAGGCACTCATTGTACTGAGAAAGCCCTTCGTACATTCGCTCCCATCCTGCTAAATCAAAGCCATGCCGTATAGGGTCTTCTTCTGAAGCGCGGATTCGCCCTTCGTGTGCATCATACAAAGCCTTTAGTAACTGTGGGTCATTCTCGCCAAGTGCTACAATCTCTTCGTCTGTAGGTGCAGAAAGTATAGGATGCGGGGTAAAGCTAAGTTCCATCTTCTTCGTCCTCCAAATCCGCTTCTTCCCATATTAATTCAATATCATCTTTATTCATTTCAGATAAGGTCTCTCTGCAGAGAGTCTTACCTATGTAATAATTAGTATAATCATATGACAGCGAAGCTTCATCATCTATGACGATAATAGCCCAGTTCGGGAAATGCTCAGATAAGATAGCCTTCGCTTTTGCGAATGCCTCTTCTTCCTGGTCTGACATCTTATTCTTCGACATCTATAACCTCTCCCTTTATTAACTTAATTCTTTCCTTGGCCTTCTTGATAGTTTCTTCGTAATCCTCCTGCGTGACTACATTCCTGTTCTCTGTAATAGAACTAGCCTCGCCTCTGGCGGTCAGAGCTTGACGCGCGGAATTAGCTTTAGCTATACTTATCTCCTTAATGTCCCTTGGGGTCGGCTCATACTCTCCAGTATGTATCTTCTCCCTTACAGTTTCTATCAAATCTTCCTCTAGGCTCTCTAAATTTACATAGCTTCTAGCAGATAACTGCCCTCCAAGCTCCCGAAATGCATTCTTATAGTCTGCATAATCTACCAATGTATTGATAATTGTGCCGCGGTCAAAGCAATATTTGCGTATCATAGCCGTCTGCGACACCCCTATAGCGTGCAAATACAGTATCTTAGCCACCTTTTCTGGCTTACTTCTGCTTAAACTTTTGATTTTTGCAAGCTCTTTTGACTCAGTAACTTGCGAAATCGCCTGTTTTATCTCTGCCTGTAACTCTGCTTCTACACTCATGTTGCAAATTTGTAAGATGGATGTTGCAATATTGTAACACCTATACCAAACAATATCCAAACAATAGTATAAAGGCGGTGCATCTGTCAAGCCCCATAGGGCATGTAAATTTTTAAGGGGCGTTTTATATATAATACAAAACAGTTGCGCGTGGCTAAAAGGTCCCCTCCCCCCTATAAGCCGCGGGCGCGCGCGCGGACGTTAAGACGCGCGTATAATCGGGCGATGCGTTATAGGGCCTGGTAGGGTTTTTGTTGTTTTTAAGGTGGTTTTTTTTGTTGTTTTAGGCAATGGGTTTTCTGGTTTGGTTTTGGTTCGGTTTTGTTGCGTTTGCTTGCGTGCAGTTGCAAGGCTTTTCGCTTTCGTGCAGTTTGTTGCAAATGAATTAATTGAAAGTTTTTGAAAAAAAGTTTTGACAAATAACAAAAAACAATCCAGTTTTTGAAAATTATTAAATTAAATTACAAAAAAATGCTTATGAAAAATATCGAAATAGAAATTAAAAACCACTACGGCAACCAGTTGCACTATGCAACCGACAAAGAACTTGCCGAAACTCTAAGCCGTCTTACTGGTCGCAAGACTTTGACACTAGACGACATTTCAAACTTAAAAAAGCTAGGCTTTACTTTTACAGTCTTTCAACCTACAATCTAAACAAATAAAAAATTAAATCATTAAACAACAAATCAAAATGAAAATAAATAAATTCAAAAATATTGACAAAGAAAACCCTAACTACTGGAAAACTGGCTTTAAAAGTCACAATCCTAAGGTTTGCGACCCTTTAGCCTATTCACTAGCGAAAAACCTTTTAAACTATGGTTTTGAGGCTTCTAACGGCTCTTACGGAAATGACTTAAGCCACCGAATAGACTTTCAATTTAATGGCTTAGAAGTTTCTTGCTTTTTACCAAATGCAACGGAAAACAACACGGAAAAAGAAGAGTTTTCTTGTTATTCTTGGCAAATTGAAGGTGAAGACATAAGCCTTTATTCTTATGAAGAAGACGGCAAGGGAAATTTTCTCTCTTTAACTAGTGAGCAATTATTGATTGATTCGCTTTTAAAAGCTTTGCAATCGATAGAGAGAAGAGCAAACAACGCAAGGTATAAATTCTGTCAAAATGCAATCAATGACTTTGAAGAATCGTTCTTTCTTGCTAGAAATAAAAGATTTGATGAGGCTCTTTGCTTAAATGAATTTATTGCTTGCTATCGCTCGGAAATGACAAATGAAGAATTGAAACTTGCCGAAGCTTTGAGCGACTTTTGGAATAAATTTTGTAACTAAAATAAATAAATATTAATCATTAAAAAACAAATCAAAAT